CTCAGTATTTGCGTAGCCAGTTGCTCCTTGAATCTCTGAATCTAATTGTGCCGACAGTTCATCGTCACTTATCTTTCTTGGTTTTTTTGCCATTTGATTCCTTAAGTTTTTTTATTTCTTCTTGCAGTTCAGCTACTTGATTTTCTAAATCTCTTAGCTTGTATGCCATTTGTGTAGGCGATGCTATTAAGTTATCCATTATACTATTGCGACCTTTGGTCCGAGTCTTCCTTTGCTATTCCACTTAGAAGTCTCTGTTGTACTGTGTCTTAGACTCATAACTGCATAACGAGTAGCAGACATTAAGTCATCCTTTAGTTTTACTATCTTACCATCCTTACGATGATACAATCTGTATTCTTCAAACCACTCATAACAAGTGTTGAAGACTTTAAATCTTCCTTGTTCCATGCGAGATAACATATCCATTATCCCTGCTTCTACACTGTTGCCACCTTTCTTCTCACCTAATGCAGGTGGGTTTTCAAAATGAAACGGTAGCATATTGACATTAGCTTGTCTGTAATGTTCAGCTAATGTAACACCACTTCCCTTATCATGTTGGTATCCATCATGAGGAAATGCTATCGGTATGTAATGACTACCCTCACGTTCATTGATATGTGTTGCATGATAATCAGGAGTTTGTTTAGACATACGGTATACATCATAGATGTAAACGATATCCTCATCTCTATCCCATGCTACCCATACAACTGCTGTTGGGTGGTCATAACCAAAATCAAGACCTGCGATACGGGGGTAGTGAGACGGAATGGTAAAGGGTTCACAGGTCAAATTGTCTTCTAATACAGGAAATACTAATCCACTACCAATGGTAGGTATTCCCTTACTTCTCATGTCTCTCTCATGAGGAGGTAATGCTTGTAGAATCTGTTCTTTCATTTTATCAGTCAGATGTTCTGCGTCTTCCCATCCTGCTGTTATAAGCGCCTGTCCTGGCTTTAAATCGCTTGTAAAACTTTGTACTACCTCAGTCACCCCTGACTCAGGAGTAAAGGTCATATAGACCATTCCTTGCCTGTCTAAGGTACGTGTAACACATTGTGAGTAGATATCTTGTGGTGGTTCCTCATCGAGCCATACCAAGTCGATACTCTCACCCATAAATTTTTCAGCACCCATCTCGTATGCTTTAAAGGCAACTCTCGACCACCCACCTGAACTATGTTTAACAAGGACTGACGAATGTGCATTAGGCACTCCAGGTTTCCTCGTGGTTTCACCAATGAGATGCTTGGGTATACTACCTTTTCCTTTATCTCTTGGGTTGTCGGGTTGCCCAAATAATTCTCTTTGACAGATATCACGGGTTGTTTCGTTAGATGCACCACATACCCATGCCCTAATCGGCTCTTTGTATCTTCTACCTACCCACCACTCAGGATATAGTCCTGTCAAATGTATTGCCATTTCCATAGCGCCCACAAATGATTTACCTACCCTATTCGCAGCCATCAGTAATCGCTGGTTAGCATCTACTCCAGTTTCATGGAAGTTTGTTTGAAATCTGTAGGGCTTGTAATAGTTAAGTCTATTTTCTTCTTGGCGCTTCTTGAGAGTGGATATTATCTGTTCTATTCTTTCTTGTTCTGTAGACATAATAATCCGAGTTCATTATCTAACACTTTGTAGAATATGTCAACACATAATTCTAATAGGGGTACTTTAAGGGAATGTTCTACTAATGGATATGTCCAAGAGAATATGAATGGGAGATATATATATGGAGCCATGCGTCAAGGGGGTTGAGGGGTATGCTGAGAATGATTCTCATTATCATATAGGAATAACCCTTAGAATGATTCTAATTATCATTATCAAATGGGAATGATTATCATGTGCATTGGGAAAAATATTTTTAAAGAGTGTGTGCTAGAAAAGACGTTTATTTCTAATTTATTATTAAATGTTTCTATGTTTCACGTGGAACTTATTAATAAAATTATATTAGTCTATTTAGTATATTATTTATAGGAATCTTTAACGGTTGGATTCGGCAAAAACTAAAATTATAATGATTATTATTCTTGTTTGAGAATGGTTATCATTTGGAGTTTAAATATGTTCGTATAATCTTGAGAATCGTTCTCATTTAGTGTCTTTCTGTATTGCCTGTTATCGTGTTTAATTTAAGTTTAGATAGTAGAACATCATATTATTTATTGTCTTATTATGGGCTATTTAAGACGGTTATTCGGGCAATTTAGTATATTAGTAGTTTCTTATGTTATTCCCAATATTCTACAAGCATATTTTTAATTAAAAATCAAGCAAATGAACGAAAATAAAAAAAAAATATTTGTATCTTTTTCTTGTTTTATGTTCTACAGTACTAGACATAGAGGTTAATCGAGAAGTTAAATATCTCGAGGATGAAAGACCAACAGTTGAAGATGAGTAAACTGGAACTGGTACCGACAAGGCACCGACCTCTTGGGAAACGGTGGGTTAGCTTGGGTAGTGGAGAAAGCAGGTTAAATGCCTGAGGTTTGAAGAAAACGTGATACTACATGCTTAGATAGAGGAACACGCAAAGACTTTAAAAAGTCCGACATCTCGGGGCAAAATTCTTGATTGTGTGGCAATGGGTAACAACAGATGAAGACTACAAATCCAGTTAGGAAACGTGAGGGAACTAAGGGGAACAGTAATCTGTATGTGAGAAGTAACCACAAATTAAGGCACGGTTAAACAGTCCGAGAAATAAAATAAACTAATTGCTTATGTTGTGCTTGAAATATGGTACAACATAGGCAATAATTAACGATAACAACGGAGATAAAAAAATGATAAGTACAAGCATACATGATATTAAATCTGTAAAAATTACTAAGTCTAGAAAGTTAAATAATTCTAGAACTCAAGTAAGAGAAATGATGCTCATTACTGAAAAAGGTGAACGTTACGAAATTACTCTTTTCAGCGAAGACAAATCATTCTTAAAAATCAAAAACATTTAACAACAACAAACGAGGTAAAAAAATGATAATAGAAACAAAATACTTAGGTGCTACAAACACTTTAGGTGCGAGAATAAAAGCAACAACAAAATCAGATAGACCACACAGGGTAACTATTCCTTATGATTACTCATTGCATACAGAGGGAAATCATAGAAAATGTGCAAGGTTATTGTTTGAGAAATTAGGTTGGGATAAAGACGGTGAGACAAGAAAAGCATATGTCGGACAAACAAACAGAGGATATACATATACGTTTCATTACGAGTGGAATGAAATTAGCTTTTAACAACGAGGTAAAATATGAAAACACAAAAAACATACACACAACAACAAGTATCGAATATTGTTAATATCTTTAGAGATGAAAACAAAGAATTAACAGAATTCAAAGAAGATATCAAACAAATGATACAAAACTATATTTCATCTGATACAAGTGATGAAAATATTTATAAACAAATAGAAACATTATGTATTAATTACAAACTTGAACAAGAAGATAAACAAGAGGAGAAAAAATGAAAACAGATGACAAAAACATTTTAAAACTTATACAAATAATAGAAGATGAAAAGGCGCTTAATTCATGTAGCCCTTTAGCCATTCGTATTCAAGATGCATTGGATTTAAAATATAAAACTTATGAGGTAGATTATTTTGAATCTGATGAGGGTTGGTCAGCACCAGCTAAACAGGTAATACTATTATTGAATAATGGTAAAACAAAAAACATAGGACATATTGAGTGGAGAAAATAAACGAGGTAAAAATGTATAGAGTAGAAACTAATATAAATAAAGTGTTTGAAACTTGTAATGAACTTACAGATGTAGATTTGCTCAATGATTATATGTATATGTATTCATTAGACAATGTACATTACTTCAAGAACATAGACACAAGAAAATATATAAAGGTAGGTATACAAAGAGTATATTAATTAACAACAACAGGAGATAAATAAAATGCAACACTTAATAAACTTTTTAGGATACACAGCGCTATTTATATTATGGACTGCTATTTGGTATTTAGCGCTAGTATAATTTAACAACAACAGGAGAAATATTATGAAAAGAAAAGTAATTAGACAGGTCGAAATCGAATATGAAGTAGATATTGATATCGACAAGATGAGATATAAAAATAATGTTACAAGTACCGAATGGTTAAAAGGTGAAATAAAATCTTTTCATCATCTTGCTTCTAGCAAACCTAGTGTACCATCTATTCAAGAATACTGTGACAGAGTATCTTTTGTAGAGCCGAACTATACTAGTGATGATAAAAATTCTTATGTGTATTCTGATATCAAAGCAAAGATAGTGAGAGATATAACAATCAGTAACGAGGAGATATAAATAACTAGTATAATTTAACAACAACAGGAGATAAATAAAATGAGTGAAAGAAAACAATTAGAGAACATAATAGAATTGGTAGAAAAAAGTTGTGCTAGATTGCGTTTTAATTATGATAAACACACAGACAATTCACAAATAAAGTCTTTTATTTTATTAGACATTCTTAATGATTTAGGAAGCGTTAGCAGTGGTTTAGCTGATTTGAAAACACCATTAACGAAACTTGAAATTTTTGATGAGCATTTCAAAAAATAATAATTAACAACAACAGGAGATAAACATGACAGAAAAAAATAAAATGCAGTATGTACCATTTGGATACGATACTAAATTTTTAGTAAGACAAAGTAAAAGCAGATTAATTGATTTGCTGACCAGTCAAAAAAAGGTTAAACATGATGATGCTGAAACTTTATTAGATGATTATGTTACCTTTAAAGTAGCTGAACAATCGGGACTTGATACGATTAGAGGTGGTGAATCTTTTATAGTAAAACAAACAACAACAGGAGATAAATAAAATGAAAAAATATATATTAAATATACTTACATTCGGGTTATACAATCGAGTAGACTTGATGAGCCAAGCACTGATTGATGCAGTAGCAAAGCAAACACTTAAGAATCAAGAGTTACAAAAGAGTATAGATGATATGGAGGAACATAACTTTGATGATTCAGTTGTATCAGCATGTGATTCATACTTAAATAATAACTTTTGCCCGAGTGATTTCGACTTAGTTTCTGAATCTGATATTGACTACATGATTGATTGTGGAATGAATGAAGTAAAAGACCGTATAGAAGACGTTAGGGTTTTAGTTGATGAACTAAACGACAGAGTAAACGAACAAAAGTAAAACGAATTCATGCTACATGGGGTAGCTGAATAAACTGAGATGTTATGTTAGGTGGGTACGACATGCCCACCTAATAGCAACGGGAGATAAGTAAATGAAGACAGAAGATATATTACTTGAACTTAGTAAGGGTAGTACCCGTAGACCTAGAGTTATAGATGATAAAACATTTAATGAGAACTGGGATAGGATATGGGGTAATAAAAAAAAGGAGGATAAACAAAATGATAAAAAGAAATCGTCATAAGACATCTTATAGAAGTAGCAAGAAAGTTAATCCTAAACGTAAGGTGCTGAAGAAAAAGTTAAATAAAAAATTCAGGCGCAATACTCAAGGAGGTATCAAGTGAAATGGTATCAGCAATATAGTAATCAATACCGAGACAGTAAGATTAGGTTGGCATGTGGCTCTAACTTTTTAGAGGGCATGGGATTCTATGTAACTTTAAAACAAATGATAGCTGATAACTATGAGGGTGGTATACCTGAAGTTGAGTTTGAGTTTGGATATTTAAAGACTGTGTTGGGCATAAAAAGTATGCGAACATTGGACAAACTTCTATCAAACTTGAGTGAAAGTGGACTGATACTTGTGTCAAAGTCAGACAAAACTGTATCAATACTTATGCCTGAGATTGAGGAAACACAAGACAATTATACCAAGAAGAATACGAACAATGTACGTACTACATTACATAACAATACAATACATAACAATACAAGACATAACAATACTATTATAGATATAGAGGAGGTAAGATAATGAGTGTAGATAAAGAAAGAATAATAGAGGATGAGGATGAGGAATAAACATAAGTGTCTATACTTGCCACGTGATTGGCATAGACCTGATGTAGATACCATGATAGCAGTGCGTGAGATGTACGAGACGGGCAGTATTTCTAAGTTGCTAGTCAAGGCA